CATCAAGCGTCTGCGCCGGCGGGGTATCGTCGGAATGGACGAGGTGGTGAAACTCGAAAGGTAGGGAAGCCATGAAACCCAGAGATGAAAAACGTTACACCCGTCCGGTCGGCGAGCGGTTCGAGTATGAAGGCGAGACCGCAGAGGTTGTAGGGTATGATCCGAATAAAGAGGGATGTGCATGTCGGGATTGTGCGCGTTTTGGCAATTGCTCTTACAACGAGATGACAGGCAGCTGTCGTTGGTACGAACGAGAGGATGGGACGGATGTAATATTCCGGAAAGTAGAACAGGTATAACTGTTTGATATAAAAAGAGGCGATCCCGAAAGATCACCCCTCACCCAAGAACAAAGGTAGTAATTAATTCGGGATTTGCAATGAACCATTTTATCTCAATTCAGGCCGCAGCCGATGAGTACGGCATTTCGACACGTTGGATATGGAAATCGATTAGAGTGGATCGGACACTCGGCACAGTCGTCCGCAACGGGCGGGTCTATCTGCGCCGCGTACAGTGGGAGGCATTTGTCGAACGGCATCCCCGATTGATCGAAGAGTGGCATGATTTACATGCACACCTACAATACCGCTATATCGGGCAATGAAAAAGAGCGAAAAGTTGAAAGAATCGTCTCCCCGATAGGCGATCTTTGCATATATGGGCAAGCTCACGATCAAACAGGAAAAGTTTTGCAATAAGTACCTCGAATGCGGTAATGCGTCCGAGGCATATCGCTATGCTTACAGATGTTCGAACATGAGCGATAACACGGTATGGAATAATGCCTATCTGCTATTACAAAACAGCGAGGTTGCAGCGAGGATCGAATATCTGAAAACTCACCTTGCCGAGGCTGCGGGCATCTCGGCCTTGCAGATCATCCGCGAGCACCAGAAGATCGCCTTTTCGGATGCGACCCGCATTCGTAACGGCTGGATGTCGCTTAAAGAGTTCGAGTCGCTTACGGACGATGAGAAGGCATGTATAAAGTCGATCAATACCAAACAGGTCAAACGGATCGCTTCGAATGGCGATGAGATTGTCGAGGAGTTCGTGAAGATCGAGTGCTACGACAAGCAGAAGAGTCTCGACAGCATCATGAACATGTTGGGTTACGCAGCGCCGAAGGAGGTGAAACTATCCGGAAAGATAGAAAATCCTGCCGTCGCTCCCGTCGTCATTCAAATAGACGCGGAGGATGCGTTGTCGATCGAAAAAACACCGCCTGCCGATGCATCGTCTGCCTGACATCCGCACCTATCGGGGGAAAGTGTATCGTTACCTCATGTATCGGTACATGCAGTACAGGGAACGGGATGCGGTGTTGAAGATTTTTAATGAAGGGTCGAGCCGTTCGGGGAAGACCTACGATGCCTTCGATTTTCTGTACGACATCTGTACGCTCGCACTATCCTCGCTCAATATCTTCGTATATCGAAATACGTTGCAGGCCTGCAAGGAGATCACCCTTGCCGATTTCCGCAAGAAACTGACCCTGCGCGGCGTCTACGATCCCGATGCGATGCGCAGCGAGAATCAACATCCCGACTACTATATCAACAACTCCGTGATCCATTTCCGCGGATTGGACAGAATGGATAGCCGTGAAGGATACGATTGCGACATCATCTACATCAACGAGATGCTGGACGACATCTCGAAGCAGCAGTACAAAAATATCACGATGCGCTGCACGACGATGGTCATCGGCGACTGGAATCCCAAATATACCGAACATTGGGCCTTCGAACTGGAAGGGCAGCCGCACACCTATTTTACGCACACGACATACAAAGACAATCCGTTCTGCCCGCCTGGGGTTATACGAGAGATCGAATCCTATGAACCTACACCGGCGAACATTGCTGCGGGCACGGCCGACGAGTGGCGATGGAAAGTCTATGGATTGGGAATCCGTGCGGCGAAAGAGGGCCTTGTCTATCCGAATATCGACTGGATCGATGAATTTCCGTCCGACCTGGAAAGGGTCGTGTTCGGCCTCGACTTCGGATTTACGAACGATCCTACGGCACTCGTCCGTCTGGGGCTTCGGGGGCTTGATCTATACATGAAGGAAGAGTTTTATGCACCCTGCTCCGATCCGGCCTTGCTCTATGATGCGATAGAGGGGACAGTCGGGCGGATGCCCATATTCGCCGACTCGGCGGACAAATACGCTAAAAATCCCGACTCGATGGTCGACGGCCTGCTGCTGCGCGGGCTCAGCGTGGTGAAGGCGAAGAAATATGCCGGTTCCGTAACGGACGGAATTCACATGGTCAAATCGTTCCGCCTCCATATCGTCCGAAGCCGTAATTTCCAAACCGAGGCCAATTCCTATGTGTGGGATTCGGTGAACGGCATTACGATCAACCAGCCGATCGACAAATTCAATCACTTGTGGGATGCGGCCCGATACGCTGTAATGGAGTATCTCTATTGGGTCTGCAACCGCCGAAAATGAAAAAACAGCGAAAAGTTCGGAGAACCCTCTTTTATCGCCCTTACATTTGCTTCAAAGGCTATGTGCAATGAGATTCAGCTTGAAGTGGCGAAGTAAGAGTCAGGACTTGACGACGAAATCGGAGTGCGGAACTCCGACAGCGGAGGAGCAGCGGTTCGTCTCTGTGCGCGATTTTCTCTCGGCAATGGGATTGGGCAGCGGTAGTACGATCGACTGCGACACCGTTGCCGGACAGACTATCGCTTACGCACGGTGCAGCGCGTTGTTTTCGGTCGTGACCAAGAAATCCGCGGCAATTCGCAACGCCCGCTGGTGGGCTGTCGATCCGTCGGACGACGCTCGCCAGGTCGCAGGTCGCACGGAGGAACTGAACAGGTGGAAGCATCCGAATGACTTTCAAACGATCGAGGATTTCACGGCGATGATCGAAGCCTTCAAGGATATTTACGGAAAAGCCTATATTCTTCGCTGGGAGCCGGTCGGTGTGCCCACGGCCTACGAACTCTACGTGATTCCGAATCCGCTTGTTCAGGAGGTGACGACCTCCGAATTCACCGGTTTCCGGCCCGATCCGCAGATCGATTATTATATGGTTTCGATCAACGATTATCAAATTCGTGTCGATCGGGATCAAATGTTCGTCGTGCGGGATTCGGCCTATGATCCGAATATCTTCGGAGCATCGCAGTCGCGTCTGTCAGCCTTGCAGAACGCCGTCAATCCTTTCGTGTCGTCATTCGAGGCGCAGAACGAACTCATCATCAACAGAGGGGCATTGGGTATCATCTCGTTGAACAGCGAGGATTTCCGGACATCCGTGTTGCCGGAGAACAAGGAGGATCGGGAGCAGGCACAAGCGGCCCTGCGGCGATACGGCGTGATGAAGGGCCAATATAAGTACATCGTGACCGGATTGAAGGCTGCTTTCGTGCAGATTTCGGCCAACATGAAGGACATGAATCTCACGGAGGTGCAGCGCAATGCCAAGAAGGAGATCGCCGATGCCTATCAAGTACCGTATGTACTGATCGACACCGAAGGTACGACCTATGCGAATCTTACAGCGGCCGAGGTCAAATTGTACAACGATGCGATCAAACCGGATGCAGAGCGAATATCGGAGGTATTGAACGCGGCGCACGGGTTCGACGGATTCCGCATCGTTCCCTATTTCGATCACCTGTCGATCTTCCAGGAAGCGAAGCGGCTGTATGCCGATTCGCTGACGGCGGCCGTGACGGCTGCCAGCAACGCGATCGCCTCCGGTCTCATTACCGAGCAACAGGGGAAAAACATCATTGCAAACATTCTGGAATAATGGACAAACTACTGTATAAAAAAGTCATGAGCCGCGGCGGGGCTTTCAAGCAAGCGCCGATATTGAAGGCCGATGTCGTGGACGAGGAGAAACACATCATCCTCGTGAAGTTCTGTTCGTTCGGAACGGTCGATTCGGACGGCGACATGCTGATGAAGGGTTGCATCAGCAAGAGTATTCAGGAGCGCGGGCCGGCTTCTGCGACAAACCGGAAGATACAATTCCTGTGGCAGCACGAGACGAAGAACCCGATCGGCCGCATCCTGTCGATCGAGGAGAAGGACGACGGCGGATACGCCACGGTGCAGCTCTCGGATTTCGATGCCGTGCCGGACGCTCGCCGCGCATGGGTGCAGATGCACGAAGGGGTGCTCAACCAGTTCTCGATAGGCTATCGGTATGTATGGGACAAATGCGATTACGATCCCGACCTCGACTGCCTGATCGTGAAGGAGATTATTCTGCACGAGATTTCGGTCGTCACCTTCGGCGCCAACGAGCACACGGAGTATATCGGCGACATGAAAGCCTTGGACGACATGGAACGATATGTCAAGGCATTACGGGAGATCGCGCCCGATGAATACGAAAAAGTACACAGCAGAATACTGTCGATGTTCAAAGCCGAGCCGGCCCCCGCGCCACTCACTTCACGCAGTTCGGTATTCGAAAAATTAGGTCAAACCAAAAACTGAAAAACATGGCATTCAAATTCAAGAAATTCGAACTGCCCGACAGCGGGGAGTTCTCGGATGTGGATCGCAAGGGCATGGAATTGCTCGGCAAGCACATCAACGACCAGCTCGAAATGCTGGCTGAGGGGATCAAATCGGATGAAGAGATCGTCGAGTCGGTAAAATCGTCGCTCGGGAAACTGGGCGTGTCGGCCGAGAAGATCACGGAGATCGAGAAGGCTCTCAAGGAGCAGGGGAGCGAGATTCGCCGTTCGATGAGCGGCAGCGCCGGCAAGGGCCGCACGATCCGCGAGCAGATCAAGGCGTTCCTTTCGAGCGACGAGGCGAAACGCGCTTTCGCGGAGAAACGCAATACGGCGCTCGAACTGGAGATCAAAGCGGCTGCTACGACGATCACCGTGGCGGCCAATACCGCGGCGGTTGCAGCGCTCAACACCGAAGTAGACCGCACGATCCATTACGCGCCGAGCGAAGACACGCGCGTTGTAGAACGGTTGTTCAAGGGATCGACCAACTCGCCCAATATCACGTGGGTGGATCGCAAGCCCGGCAACGGCGCTCCTGCATTCATCGCCGAGGGGGCCTTGAAGCCCGCTATGGACTGGTCGTATGTCCCTGAGACGTCGACGGCGAAGAAAGTGGCCGTATCGGCCAAAATCTCCTACGAGATGCGCGACGATTTCGACTATATGCAGTCGGAGATCGACAACATGCTGCGCACGTCGCTCGTTCAGGAACGCACGAAACAGCTGCTCACCGGTGACGGCACGGGCGTGAATCTCAAAGGCATCTTCACGGCTGCTGCCACCTATACGGCCACCGCGCTCGACGGGACGGTCGAAATGGCGAACAAGGCCGATGCGATCCGCGCAGCGATCCTCCAGATGCGGAACCTGAACTTCTATCCCGACGTGGTGATGCTCAACCCTTCGGATCGGGCCTCCATCGACCTGACGAAGGATTCGACGGGTCACTACATCTCGGACGAGCTGTTCCGGCTCATCCGCGGGGTGGAGATCGTGGAATCTACCTATGTCAAGGCCGGCGATTTCCTCGTTGCCGATACGAGCAAATGGAACGTTCGCCCGTACAAAGGCATTCGCGTCGAATTCGGGTGGGTCGACGACGACTTCCAGAAGAATCTCTTCACGGTCATCTGCGAGGAGCGTCTGCACTCGTACTTCGCATCGGTCGATCAGGGGGCGTTCGTCAAAGGCACGTTCGCGACCATTATCGCCGCCTTGCAGAAACCGGCTGCCGAGCCTTCGAAGGTGGCAGCCTAAGTCAAACATGTTAAACGAAAAAGAATATGGCAACGAAAGAAGAAAAGACCAATGTGGACTTCAACGATCGCGTGACGGTCTACGGAACCGGCGGCCCCGGCAATACGCTGGAGAAGGGCAAAGCCTATAAGGTGCATCCCGTACATGCCAAGACGCTCATCAAGTTGGGCCGCGCCACCGAGAAACGGTGAAGTAATTTCAGGACGCAGGGGTTTGATCGCCCCTGCGCCCGCTAAATACATTTCCCATGATTATCGACAATACCTATTTCGAAAAGGATCCGATCTACATCTCCGGCATCGCCAATCGGAAGGACGACAAGCCGACGGCGCTCGCTCAGGCACTCATCGATTCGGCGAACTCCTACATCGCCATTTACGAGCCGAGATTCCTCCGCAATCTGCTGGGTGAGGCACTGGCGGCGACGGCGGAGGAGAATCCGCAGATCGTTGCGCTGCTCAGAAACGAGGCGACCAAGACCTCGCCCATTGCGAACTATGTCTATTTCTACTGGCTGCGCACGCATACTACGGTCGGCACACCGGCCGGCGAGAAGGTGCAGCGTGGGGAATATTCGGACGAAGCGAGTCCGCGCATCCGCGCCGTAGAGGTTTGGAACGATATGGTGCGCCAATGCTGCGTCCTGCGGCCGAAGCTCGTCGAACTGGGGGCCGTGCCGGACTATTGTTCGGCAATTTTCGAACCCGCAAACTTATTCGGATTATGATCGTCAAATCGACCGACACCGTTCGGGACATCATCATCGGCAGGGCGGCATTGTTCAACCTCGAAAGCCGTCGGTTCGCAGAAGAGATCAAGAGACGGGCGGAACCGGAATGCTGCGTACTGCATCGGCGGTGGCTGCCGGACAGGCGTATTGCGGCCCGCGATCCGAAACACATGACGATGCGCGATCTGGCGGTGCTGAACGCGACGAACCGCTCCACCGATTACTTCGTCAACGTGTTGTCGCAAATGCTCGGCATCCCGAAAGAGAAGGTCGCGGATTTGCGGTTCATCCGTGCGTACCGCTACTTTCTGCACTGCATGGACACGCTCGCGGCCATCTCGAAGAGATTCGCCGATCTGAAAATCGAACCGACCGACGAGGAGCGGCAGGCGCAGATCGACCGCCCCGACCGAGGCATCGCCGCCGTGGTGCGCAAGTACGTGCAGATCATGAACGGCGCCGTATCGCCCGCGTCGGTCTACGGCATGGAGTGGAGCGTCGTCTACGAAGCCTTCGAGTCGACGACGAACGACGTGATCGAGCAGCGCAATCTCAGCAGGATACAAACCTCTAAAATCAAAAGAAGATGACCGACAACAAGGAATACGAGTACAGGGTCGTCGGGCAGACGCCGCCGGCCCGCCGTATCGTGGGAGTGAAGATAAACTCGCTGAACGACCATATCGACAAGGCCGCCGGGGCGTGCGGCTTCGGTTCGTATATCTATGCCCGCCTTAAAGAGACGAACTACATCCTGGGAACGATCACGGAGTATCCGGTCGTCGTGCGGCAATTCTTCGAGACGATCACGCCGACGGATCTCGATGGCGTCTACAAGCGCGCCTCGAAGTTCCTCTTCTGCGGCGACCTCGGCGAAGCGGAACCCGATACCGCGACGCAGGTCATGCCGATCGTCGAGGAGATGATCGACCGCTCGGCGGAGTTTTTCGAGGCATTGCGGGATCGGGGAGTCGAGGTGCAGGTCACGAAGATCACCCCGTTCGCCGCCCGATTCGATCAGCTGGTCTGCGGAGTCGAATGCGAGGCGACGATGACCTATTCGACCTGCAACAATGGATAGGATCGACAAGATACTGCGCTATTTCGATCCGCAGCGATTCATCGAGGTGTGCGAAGCGCGGTTCGATACGCTGCGCACGCAGGTCGTGGCGAATCTGCAAACGAAGACGGGCAGCAGCGGAAAGCGGGTCAACAGCCTCGGCATGCCGGAGTGGGCCACGGGCGCGACGGCGGCATCGCTCCAAACGCAGGTCGAACAGAACGACGACGGTTTCGAAGCGGCGTTCGTCGGCCGGCAGGGGATCGCCGGCGTCGACGAGGGACGTTCTGCGGGCGATGTACAGGCGCAATACGCCTCCTTCGATGCCTTTCTCCTTGCGATCGAACGATGGGCGCAGGCCAAAGAGGGGCTTTACGGCATCGAGGAGATCGACGCCTACGCCGTGGCGGCGAACGTATGGAGCAAGGGCACGGTGCTCTACCGCGAGGGCGGCGGTACGGAGATCCTGTTCGACCTGTTGCAGCCGGCCGTGGACGACATCGACCGGCAACTCTCCGATCATCTCGACCGCAGCGTGTTTACGATGTTGAATGAAACAATCAGTGATTATGCCTAAATATAGATTAACACCCGCCATTTCGCTGGCGAGAAACTACAATACGGTCGGAGTCAGCGAAGCGCCGACATACAATGCGGCCGTTGTCAAAGTCGGCGGCTATACGTTGGTGCGTTCGATCATCAACGGTTCGGCCGTATTCCCGATGGACGATCTGTTCGAAATCATCGCACAGGACGGGAATGCGCAAACGACGATCAGCCTCGAAGTAGACGGGCAGGCGATTGCCTCGTCGCCGCTCTATCTGCTCAAAGGGGCGTCGGCGCGCGCGATGACGAACAATGCGCAGGCCGATACCCCGATCAGCTGGCCCCAGCCGTCGAAGATCGTGGTCTTTCCGGCGTTCGATTACAGCGAGCAGATCCTCGTCAACTCCTATACGGGCGCCATGCAGGACTTCGCTTTCACCGATGCCGACAGCGGCCGGCGGGAGGTCTATTCGCGTGTCGATCCCGTGTTCTCCCTTCCGATGACCTTCTTCCGCGAATTCGGAGGCGGCGAGCGGCAGTTGATCGTCTCGACGGGCGGCACGACCGGTGCCGTGAAGAGCGCGCGTCTGACGGTCGTGGTGAATCCTTGCGACAGCGGATCGTTCGTGCGCTGGCGCGATGCAACGGGATTGATGCGTTACTTTCTCTGGCACCCGACCGAGCGCGTCGACGACGTATCCGAAGACGAGACCTTCGAAACGCTCTCCGAGAAACTGACACCCGAACGCCACCGCACGATCACGGCGACCACGACCCATACGCTCCATAGCGGACTGGTCGACCGTGAACTGTTCGACCTGTGCGCATCGATTCTCTCCGGACGGGAGGTGCAGCTGTACGACGTCCGGCGGAAGGTGTGGATCGACGCCTATGTCGAAGACGGCGACATCTCGCGGACGAATGCCTGCATGCAGGACTGCGTGGTAGAACTTTCGATAAAGCACTTGACGCTATGACGAAGGAACTCTACATAAACGGTCAGTTGTGCGATCTGGAAGATACTCCGTCGCTGATCTTCCAGTCGCCGGTCTTCAACGATCTCGACGTGATCCAGAGCAACCGCAGCGCGGAGATCAATCTGCCACTGACACCCCGCAACCGCAAGGCCTTCGGTCTGATCGACCGCATCGACATCTTGGACGATTCGGCGGCATACGGGAAGCATTCGGCAGCGTACTACCTCGGCGGCTTTCCGATCTTCACGCGGGGGTATGCGATGGTTACGGACGTAACCGACACGATCAACATCACACTCGTGTGGGGCAACATCGACAACTTCCAGCCGTTGTTCGACGCTTCGCTGCGCGATCTGCGCGAGCAGATCATCGAGGTGGCGGGAGCGGATTATGTCGAGTGGAACGAGAATACGGAGTATTTGAAAACCGGCGCAACGATACCGCCGCAGGTCGCCGGATTCTTTGCAGTGGATTTCGGTGCGGCTCTTATCGAGTATGCAAAAGACTCTTCCGGTAATTGGGCCGTACCCGCAGAAGGTCGTCCATTTTGGAAATACACGCATCCGTCAATTCCCGTGATAAAAGTCCTCGAAGCAATAGAACGGTACCACGGTATTGTGATTGCAAACAAAGCCGCGTTAAGTCGTGCAAGTTACGGGCGGGATTTTATCCTGCCGCTCGTGTCGAAAAACGCAGGGCCGGATAGCTGGTACTCGGATCGGTTCGAGGCAAGTTCCGGATATTTTACGAATAGCGATGATGGGTATTATCCGCTGTTTTTCGACGAGGAAAATGCGACTTGGGACAAGAGGGGGATCGGTATCAAGGTGAAGATAGATAGCCCAGCTTCCGATGACATCGTATTCTACAAAGAGTTCTATATTGCCAATACGAAAGTAGTAGACGTGTCTATACTTAGTTATGACGGGAAGACTATTGTTTTTAACGGACATCGACGGGATGCGACGAAACCTGTCACATTGCGTCTTGCCGGCCGCAAAACAGATGATACAGAACAGGTGTTGCTCGAAGTGTCCGACATTGGGGAATTCGGTAATATTACCCGCTTTTCACTCAGCGACATTTTCGATAAAAAAGAGGTAAACGTCGAGGAATACAATGTGGTCTGGTGGAGTTTGGAAAATTTCGTTACGAACGGCGGCAACAAAACCTACGTGTCGGCCCGATTCATCATCACGCCCCATTTCGACGATATATCGTTTCCCTCTCCGTTTCCGATTGCCGAGAACCTGCCGGATATGACGCACGCGGAGTTCCTGTCGGCATTGATGACAATGGCCGGACTTTTCGCCTATCCGGACAGTTCGGATAACAATACGATCCGCATGATGTCGCCCGATCAGTTCTATAATTCGACGGAGACGATCGACTACGACTATCGCATCGTCGATTCGGGAGACGACCGGACGCCGAACACGCAAACCGACAGACGAATCGTCGACAGTCATCTCGACGCAACGATTCAGGATTGGAGCCGCAAAGTGATTCTGAACGATCGGGGCGAAATCTGGCGGCCGGAGGGAACGGAGTTCACGATGGGGGATTATGCCCAGACCAACACGCTCGACTACGACAACGACGAGGACGCCGAGATGTTGAACACACAAGGCATCATCTCCATCGACAACGAGAACATTGAGCGGGAGAACGAATTGGTATCGTTGGATTTCTCGGCTTCGACCAATCGTTTCTACAACAATCCGGACAGCAT